GAACACGCAGCCAAGATTGAAAAGTACTTGGTTGACTGGAACATCACTGTTCCACTTCCTACCGTACCCAAACCGCAGGTGGAGTTCTCTGGACTTCTTGAGGTGCTAGAAGAGGCGTACAAGATTGAATATGATTTGTACGAGGCATACGAGGAAACGTCAAAGAAGATGTTCAATGTGGACCTTTGCACGTTTGATTTCTTGCAGCAGTTCCGCCAGCTTCAAACCAAGTCTGTTGCGGAATACAGCGACAAGCTCAATATGCTTGAGGATGTAGATGGAAAGGATAAGTTCAAGTTATTGCTTCTCGAAGAAAAACTGTTCTAATGGCGAAACCTTGTAAGGTAACAATCAAAACCTCCGCGACTGCTGCTCCAAAGGAAATGACCTTTGAGGGGTACATGGAGATGCTCTATAACGGGGCGTTGGATAAGTTCATTGCCGATGGCACGCTGAACGCTAATGCTCTCAAGGGTGAGGTTACTGGAATGAAAGAAGCCGAGGAAGAAAAGCCAAAGACACGCCGTAAGGCTTTGTTTGGTAGAGCGGTGAAGGGTATGGATGTGGAGGCTGCTAAGAAGGCCATTGAGAAGTACGGATTGACTTACGATGTAGAAAACAGAACAGATGCTAGAGTAGCCGCTCAGAAGTTTATCGATGATGTTGGCTTTGATGCTGCATTACAAGCAGTAAGAGCAAGCATGATGGAGGATGGGGCTGCGGCGTATGTGTTTGCGGAGCTTATCGACCAGGTGGAAACGGACATGGAGTTTGCCGAGACCGATAAGGAAATGGCTGACTTGGTTGACTTGCAGCAGCAGTTGTTCAATGAGTTTGACCGGAAGGCAAGAAGCGCTGGTCGATTTATATCTTCATTGGATGACATCTATCGTAACTCTAAGTTCGGATACTCTGCTGAGAAGAAGATACAAGAGTACAAGGATAAGAACTCAGGATTCATCCCTGAAGAAGTTGAGAAGAAGTTCCGCAGCCTTGATGAGAAGATCAAGGAGCTGAACAAGAAGATTAAGGAAGCAGAGGCTCGTGCTAAGAAGGCAGAAGAGGATAATATCATCGCAGATATTGTAACGAGCGTTAAGCAAAAACAGACAGCCAAAACCACATATACAAAGAAAGCAAAAGCTGTAGCTGATGACTTTCGTAATAAGTTAAAGACAAAGCCCATCCAATTCAAGGATGCCAACGGTAACGTGATTGAGATAAAGACTCAAGGGATATCGTGGAATGACCTCGTTGAGGTGGGCGCAAAGGCTATTGAGGCAAGCGGTAAGATTGCTGACGGTATCTCAGCTATGATGAATGCCGTTGAGCAGGAGGACTGGTATAAGAAACTCAATAGCGCAGACAAGGATGCCGTTCGCGCACAGGTGGAGGGCGTGTTCTCTGAGGAAACTCCGGGAGAAGTACAGATCCCATCGGGTATGATCCGCAGCTTTGTGGAGTCGGGTATCGACAACATGGATGACCTTGTGTCTGCCGTAAAGATCATGCTGTCTGACAAGTATCCTAACGCCACAGACCGTGAGATCCGTGATGCTATTACTGGTTACGGCAAGGAAGTCACCAAGACTATGGATGACATTCAAGCCGAAATCAACGGCCTCAAGCGTATTGGTAAGCTCACGTCAAAGATTGAGGACCTCCAGGCTGGTATTGCGTCCGAAACTGATCCTAAGAAGAAGGCTAAGAAGACTCAGGAAGAGAAGGACTTGATTAAGCAGGTTGATAATCTGTTAGAGTCTAGCGGTATCAAGAATGCCAAGAGATTGGATCAGGCCAAGCAACGTGCTGCTAAGAGAATCGAGGAGCTACAAGAAAGGCTTAATACTGGCAACTTCTCTAAGAAGAAGCCAACTCCACTGGTTGAAGATGAGGAACTCGCCAAGCTGCGTGTACAAAAGCAGAACTTGCAGGACGAGTTTGATGTTGAGGTGTATAAGATGGAACTTGAGAACAGAACTAAGTTTGAGAAGTTCCGTGATGCATTGCTTGAGATATGGAACATCCCCCGCGCACTTATGGCGACGGGTGAAATTTCTTTCTTGCTTATCCAGGGTGGTATCCAAACATTGTCTCATCCGATCAACGCCGCTAGAGCATTCTACAAAGCGGTACAACACTTTGCTAGTGAAAAGAAGGCCCAGGAGTGGGGAGACTTCATTAAGACTCAGCCATACTACGAGCAGATGAAGAAGTCCAAACTTGCTTTGTCTGAGTTCGATGCGAGATTGAACGCACAGGAAGAACAGTTCTTGGGTGGATGGGTAAACTTCATGTGGGATTACGCCGGATGGCCAATCAAATTGATGGGTGGCAAGGCTTATGAGGCATGGAAGCAGAAAAACGTATTCAAAGCGCTAGAAAGAGCTACAGTTGGGTATATGAACACCATTCGTATTCTCCGTTACTTAGATGGAATGAAGAAGCTGGAGATGCAGGGAAAGAACTTCAACGACAACGTAGAAGAGTACAAGAATGTTGCTGATGTAATCAATACCCTCACAGGTAGGGCGTCCCTAGGTCCACTTGAGGGCAAGGCTTCAAAGGTACTTTCTACCGTGTTCTTCTCTCCTCGCAACTGGGCCTCTGTTCTCAAAACCATGACTCCATTTGCGTTTTACCACTTCGGTAAGATGGGACAGAAGGGAACGTATGAGCCTTCGGTGGCTCAGAAGATGGCCATGGCCGACTTTATGATTTACATGGCTGTTACAGGTTCTATGGTTGCACTCATGGCCGCTAAGTTCAATGACGATGACGATGAAGAGACGGAAGTTTCTTTGGATCCGTACAGCTCAGACTTCATGAAGATTCGCCTTGGCAATACTCGCATAGACCCATGGGCGGGTAAACAACAGATGGTCGTGTTCCAGGCTCGCATGATTATGAATGCCATTACCAAGGGCGGCGAAACCAAGAAGCTCGGTCAGGGAATGTTTACCCCTACCAGATCTGAGTTAGCGGCTCAGCTAGTTCAAAACAAACTTGCACCTACTGCCGCACTTGCCGTTAAGTGGGCGCAACAGAAGGTTGATAAAGAGGGTAAAGGAACGTTGTATGGGGAAGAGTTTTTATTGTCTGAGGAACTTGCCGGTAGCCTTTATCCTATGTATATTGGTACTGTGAATGAGCTATGGCAGGATCAGCCTGAAACTGTTTCTGGTTTCTTGACTGCTTATGCATTCCTTGGAGGTGGAGTGTCTACTTACAAGAGCAAGGAAGAGAAAGAAAAAGAGAAAAAAGCAAAGAAAGAAGAATCAAAGTAACCTATATTTGTAAGCGCAATGCACCATGATATAAATCACACAGAGATGACAGGGGACGGATACGCAGATGGAATTGGTTCAGTTTTATTAACAACATTTGCCGCTGTCGTTTCATGGCAGGAACAGGCTGAATGGGCCTTCCGAATCTCGTCTCTATTGTTGGCCTGCTGTGTTTCGGTTGTAATCCTTTACGGCCACTACAGAAAGGCCAAGGCCAAGCGCTCTACCAAGTAATTTCTCCCTACTGTAATTGTATACTTTCTGAAAACACAGAGGGCGGTGATCAGGCCGCCCTCAAAGTTCTCGTCTCCCGACTGCACTTGATGTGCGCGAACTTGCGAGGCAAATATACAACAAATCTTAATTAATACAAATTAATTTTGCACAAAAGAATCCTGCTTATATATTTGCACCGGTTTTGGTAAAAACTAGTATTTAGTGTTAGTGTATAGGGTCCCCAGGCAACGGCTTGGGGTTTCTTTTTTAGTATATTTGCAGGACAAAACGAAATTATGATTGAATTGAAACTGGCTGATCCCACGCCGCATGAATTAGGTGAATATAGAGTACTAATTAACCAGCTAATGTATAACTTCCCAAGCGCAAGCATTATGGTTGAGCGCGGCCTTGGGGATTATGCAATTAGTACCACATCAATATGGATAGATGACAACAAACGCACAGACTCGCATTCCGCAATTTACCCCTCGGTTCCCAACCGGGGAACAGCGCAAATCAAGGCAGACATTCTCTCCCTTACCTTCGCTATGCGCGAACTTGGGTTTGATATCAAATTCCTTGACAGCGATCCAATCGTTCGCGAAAAGGTTACAATAACCCGTGGCAAGCTCGACAGTTGCGTTTCTTTGCGCCAACTGGTGGAACTGCTCGAAGATGCAAACCACGAAAAGCTCGACGAGGTAAAAGTGATGATAGAGAACAAACGTAAGAACGGCGGGCGTCCTAGCAAGAAGTCTGTGATCGATTTCATCTTTTCAGGCGCACGGGAAGAAAAGCGGGCGCTGCCTGTACGAACCGGTCCAGAGTGGGCGCGGGTCAAGATGGAGTGGCGCGATAAGTTCCCTTCTTCTAAGTACGCGAAAATATACAAAAGTCTCGACGAATTTTGTACCTTCGCGACAGAAGAAGAATGTAAATAATGGCTACAACCGACAATCGCAATGCTGTAATAACCAGCATACAAATAGAGGGTAATGATATTGTATCGTTTTTAAACGATACAACCTATATCAGGGCCATGAGTCAGATCGTGCCTCAGAGTCCGGCATACATCTCTTACACCTTTGACAGCATAACCATTTCTCAAGTCGGTGGAGACTCATTTACGTTTAGTGTTTACACCATAGAAGCCGTTGGCGGAATAGTGTTTTTACCGCTTTCATTCCAAGATACGCCTGATGTTATTCAGGAAAGGACTATTGAAATCTATCGCCTGCTCGTTACTTCTATCTTCAAGGGCTGTTGTGAATGCGGTAATACAGAGCCGGAGTGTTCTATCCAATACACTGCTGGTAACGGAACTGACCTTGGCACTTTTCTGTACGACTCGGCTAGTAATAGTATTCGGGTAAACTATTTCACTGCCAATAACCAAGACTTTAGTGGTTTGTGGCCAATTATCCAGGACGGTTCTTGGATGTTTGTATTTAGCAAGACCGATCCAACCGTATACGGGGTATATCAACTATCTAACTACTCAGACGGTGGACCTGCGGTGTATGCGCGATTTGATGCTACGCTGTTAAATGGCCCCGGCACATTCCCCGAAGGCACAGAGCTTTGTTTGGATGTGACGAGCGTTGGTGGATCTTTAGTCCAAGACTGGCAAGACACGTTGAATATCAGCTCGCTTCTTACTCAAAACAACACGGTTGATGGAGGTGGGTTTAATTTTGCATGGGATAATGTAAGTAGATATTCAATAGATTCAGAAAGTTACCAACTTTATAATGCGGATGATGGCGGGGGTAATGTCGGAAGGATACAAATAGATCCTGGAGCGGTAACCATTAGTGGAACTTCATTCATTGACATCATAACGCCAAACTACGGCGCGGCATCTCTTGGATGGGTTCTAGCTTACGACGGTTCTGGCCACGTAGAGTACACTCCTGCCGGCACGGGGACAGTCGTTTCTGTAGGGCTTACAATGCCTTCTGCGTTTACCGTTTCCAATTCACCCATAACTATTTCTGGGGAAATAGATGTTGTTGGAGCGGGTACAGATCTAGAATATATCAATGGTCTTGGCGAACTCGCCACTCTTCCTGTATACACGGTAGAGAACGGACTTCACGCATTCGGTGGAGTTCCCGGAGAGGCTCCTCCTGATCCATTCCTGTTCCACCTTGGCGGACAACTCATAGAAGATACTTTGATTGAGACTACCGACGGGGCTACAGAGTATCAACTCAGCGTTAGAGGTAGCGCAGACCAAGACACTCGTTTCCCATTTGGGGTAGCCAACCTTGGTAATGGGGGTGTCGCTACGTTCCAAGACTTTGCTAGTGGATCAAGACCAAATCCATCTGTTCAAATTTTTGGCAACACTGATACCTTCAGGCCGCTTTTGAACCTGGAGTTAGATGGTCCATTGCCTAATCCGGGCGATCCGGGTATATGGGAAAACCGCAATTCTTTTCTCAGTTTAAGAAATACTGGAACCACTTCGGTTGGGGCTAGGATGGCGATCGACTATACGTTCAGGAATACATCAGTTTCACCAAGCCCAGACTTGTATTTATGGCCGGCTGTTAAGTTGATCGCGGAGGCTACTAGTGTAATAGAAAATGATGAGACATCGAACTTCTCAATTAGAATGTTTGATGGCGGATCTCAGCAAGACAAGTTGTTGTTGGAGGGCAAGGGTCAGTTGACTTTGAACGAATATGGTACTGGTACTTTTACCGATGGCACAACGAATATTGACAACTCGCTGACCTACAACCTCGCAGTAGACGGCTCGGGTAAGGTATGGAAGAAGTTGGCAACCGGAGGAGGAAGTGTGTCCTCGGTTTCTGGAACAGGTCTTATTACAACATCCCCAAACCCGATTATAACGACGGGGACAGTAACAACAAGTGTAAATGAAAATAGACTTGTAGGAAGATGGGACTCGGCAGGGACCGGCATCATGCAGGAGATTACTCTTGGCACTAACCTCGATTTGACTGCGCTGGGCGTTCTTAATGCTAGCGGTGGAGGTGATCCATACACGGTTAACAACGGCCTAGAACCTCAGACAACTCCAGTAGCTAATCCAAACAATTTCCAACTAGGTGGACCGCTTGTAAAAGACACCATCGTAACTGGCGGCATAACTCCATTTGATTATAGCATGGAGTTTCAAGACTTGTCTGGATTTTCTGCAAATACAAACGGCAAGATTACGCTTGAGTCTGAATCAGGAAACGACAAAGCAGAGTTTGGATCGAATGTAATTTTTGCGTCGATGCTTTATACGGATTCTCTTAATGGAGCATCATCTACTATTTCCGTAGCTGGAGATTCAACTACAGATGAGGTAAAAGCAATATTCTCAATCAATAACAGCTTTGGAACATTAGGCATTTATGCGGGAGTAAATCCATCAGTTTTCCCGTATACATCAAATATGCTGACCATAAGAACGCCTAACGTACACAATGGGACAGCAACGGTAGGACAGGTGCTTACATTAAAGAGCATTACTGGTGGCGATGCTGGCCGCGTGGAATTCGAGGATGGCGGCGGAGGTAGTAATGGACTTCAGGATGTGATTACAAACGATCCTATATTGACTGCGAACAATATAGTTACAGGAGCAAGTCTTGATTTCAAGTTTGATCAATTTGCAAACTTTGAAACTAACGCAACTAATACCATCAAAGCCTTTACCTTCAGTGGAATAAATACAGCTTCTATAGAGATAAACACTGTCGGTAGTCCATTCATTGAAATGTTTTCGTCCCAGTCCGGCGGAAGTTTTACTGGTATAACCATGAAGGATACGGAGCTTTTAATTAAGACTCCTAACGTAACCGGTGGGGCGGCTACTGTCGGTCAAGTGCTTACATTACAAGATGCTGCAACGGGTCGAGTTGAGTTTCAAACTGCTGGCGGCGGGACTTACACGGTTAACAACGGCCTAGAACCTCAGACAACTCCAGTAGCTAATCCAAACAATTTCCAATTGGGCGGGCCGCTTGTTCAAAACACAACTGTAACTGGGGCATCAAACACTTACGATTTGACGTTTGATGAGATGAGTGACTTTACTGTAAACTCCAAGACTAAAATAACGTTATTTGCAGAAGACCCAAGTGACCCAAGCGTCACCTCTACGGTATATTCTGCTTTTGGTTCAGCGTATATTGAACACGTAGACTCTAGTGGTACTGGACAGGTAATATCTCAGGCCGGTGAGGTCCTAATGAGTTATTCTGATGGTGTTGACCTCAACGTTACTGCTTCAATAACGGGATCATCGGCGTCAATGAATTATGTAGACGCATCGGTATCGTTTCCTGGCCATCAAGTAATTGTTGATGCAACCGGAATCAAGACGGTTACTCCAAATGTCAAGGCTTCTTCAGCCACTGTTGGTCAGGTGCTTACCTTGCAGAACGCAACAACAGGTGAGGTTGAGTTTCAAGATGGCGGCGGAACCTATACCGTAAACAACGGCCTTAGTCCTGATCCATCGGATCCTGACATATTTCAGCTTGGCGGTCCATTAATTGCGGATACTTCCATAAGCGGCGACGGCAATACGTATTCGTTGACCTTTGATGATATGGACGTCCTCTCAGGGTCGGCTGATTTTAAAATTGCCTTTGCGGTAAACGACGGGACAACGACATCCAATTTCGCACTACAGCCTAATATCGCGAGTATTGGCTGCGCGGTGAATGGCTCTGGCAATAGTTCATTTGCCGAATTTACAGACACGCAGTCAAGGATTGGTTATCTTACGCCCACACAGACCGTTCAGTTCGGGGCGGACGCAACCGGGTTGTATGTACTAACTCCAGACGTAGCTGCTGCAACAGCAACAGTCGGCCAGGTGTTGACTCTTATAAACGCCACTACAGGTGAGTCAGAATGGGCGGATGGCGGCGGCGGCGGTGGAGGCGGAGGCGGTAGAAGCTACTACCTCAACGGAAGTGTTGTTCAACCGGGAACATTTGGTGGTATAACCGACATGAGACAGATGAGTCCAGTTCCCGTAATCGGAGTAGGAACTGACTTTACCATAAGTTCAAATGGATACATCAAGAGTTTCATAACAGACGCAGGGGACCCCAATAAGGCTGTAATACCTGCTGGCAACTGGAACTTTGAATTATGGTTTAGTGCTAGTAGTGGTGGCGGAAGTCCTAACTTCTACGTAGAACTTTATAAATACGATACAGTAGCCTTAACACTTACTCTTATCTCATCAAGTTCTACGAATCCAGAGGGCATTACCAATGGAACAGCAATAGACCTTTACGTTACAGCACTTAGTGTACCCCAAACTACACTTGCCTTAACAGACAGGCTTGCTGTAAGGGTCTTTGTAGACAACGGCGGCGGCGGTAGGACGATTACACTTCATACCCAAGGCCCTCACCTCAGTCAAATCATCACAGACTTTCCATCAGGTATTGTCTCTCTTAATGGGTTAACGGCATTTGCACAAAACCTTGCTGTTGGTACGGCGGGAACTGACTTTGATATTTCTTCGTCGGTGGCCACTCATACCTTCAACCTGCCCACTGCAAGCGCGACAAACCGTGGGGCGTTGAGCAACACTGACTGGACAAGGTTTGATAGCTTCAAGACTCAGTCGATTGGTATTACGGTTGACGGATCGGGCGGAACGATTACAGCTGGTCAGAAAGGGTACATAAGGATTCCATACGCTTGTACTATAACATCATGGTCAATCTTGACGGGTAACGCTGGCTTTGGAGCTACGGTAACATTTGATATTTGGAGAGCTAATAACGCTATTCCGACAGTAGCTAACACGATAGTAGGTGGCGGAACCAAGCCGTTTCTAACCAACAATACAGCGCAGATAACAAGCGCGGCTCCTACTGGGTGGACATTCGTTACCCTTGCTGCTAACGACATCCTTGGTTTTAATGTAGAGTCAGGAGCAGCGGTATTCTCGTGGGTAAACCTTCAATTAACAGTAACTAGAACATAATCATATGGCTATTAATCACACTTACGTAATTATCGATAAGCGCATAGAAGAAGATCTTCTTGCCACGGATATTACCATTCAATTCACCGGAGACATAACCGAAGAGGTTAGCACAACAGTTTATCACTTCCAGCCACAAACGGTTGAAGAAGTTGAGGCAAGTATTGAAAATCGGATCGTAACAGAAAAGGATAAATTGCTTGCCAGACAAAAGATTGAACAAATTATAACTGAATTGTAGTATGCCAATTTGGAGAGGTAATACATATCGATTTACGGTTACCGCCGCAACCGCAGCTGCTGGGGATGTATACACCAACAATGGCCAAAACTTTACAGTTACCGACGCAATAACTGCCGGCACTGTTTTATTTTGCACGGGTACTGGGGCGCCAACTGCAAGCGGCAACTTGGTTCGCACAAGCGGTGCGGGGACTGATCCGATCGTGTTTTCAGCAGTCACTGCGCCCAATACAAACTGGGGTACGTCTACCAATTGGCTGACAGATGGATCAGGGGCAGGTGTCCCTACGGCTCTTACGGATGCTGTGTTTGATAACGTATCACAAAACTGTACCGTCAACGTAGCGGGTCTTTGTCGTAATCTGAATTTCAATTCTGGTACTGGCTATGTCAATACCATAACCATGACCAACGGTATAACTGTTGGCAGTACAACAGCTATTACATCAGTTGCTCTTACATTGGCTTCTGGTATGGGCATAGGGGGATCAGGGGCTATTAATACTAGAACAAATACAACAGTTACTTTTAGAAGCAATGGTAGACAGTGGCCTAATGCTTTAGGTATGAATACTATAGCGACAGCCAATAGCTCTAGCGCAATAGTAATAGCGGATAACTGGACAATAAACGGAACTCTTACAATAGGTACAGGAGTAGGACACACATACACTATTAGTGGGGCATTTAATGTTACGTGTAATGGAAATTTTGTTACATCGGTACTAGCTACAGCAGCTTCAAGTAGGATTGCAGGTGCAGCTGGAAATCAAACCACATTCATTCTTGCTGGTAATACTACTTGGTCAAGTCCTCAGGGGCCGATGGGTATAGGAGTAAATATCACAATAAATGCTCCTGGAAATACAGTAACAATTGCAGATGGTTGTTCATATGGAGGACTAGCAGCTGTTTCAGGATCTACGTTTTCTTATGTAGCAGGAACAGTAATTACACTGGGTACTTTTCACTTAATGTTTAATGCATCTGGACCTAATTATACCGTTAATCTAAATGGTGATCCTTCTACATCAGCAACAACAACAAGTTCTACAGGAGTTAATTTCAATAATTTGTCTTTAAGGACAAGTGTAATATCCAATCAGCAAACGTGTACTTTAACAAGTAACATCTGTGTTGTAAACGAATTTTCAATTACGAGTTACACAACCGGAGTTACCAAAGGAATTGCTAATATTCTTGGTAATAATGCCTATTTAAACGGGAATGTTACAATAAACGGAACAACTCAAAGTGGAACAACTATATTTCGTTTACAAGGAACAGGAACATGGAGTGAAAACCAGACGTTATCAATAGGGGTTACAGGTTTTGGTATCAATAATGCGGTAGTAATTAATACCGCAGGTACTATAACTCTAGGTTCATTTGTGGGGTTAAGAAATGGATCCTTCACATATACTGCTGGGAATTTTATTACAACGAATTATGGGCTTAGAGTTGGCGCAACTACTATGACAGGTTTTGGTTCTGGTAATGTTTTTATAGAAACTCTATACCACACAACACTGGGGGCTTTAGCATCTACTGCATCTGCAATCACTATAAATGATTCTGGAGGAACCCCAAAACCTCAATTGTCAATTGGGACATTAACCTTTGATGGTTTTACTACATCAAATACACATAGATATGCTGGTAACGCTGGATGGAAATGCAACACATTTTTGTACCAATCACCTCCTATTGTAGCCGCAACTCTAACTCTTGGTTTTATAGGTAGTGCTGACAATTTATACACAGTAAATTCTAATTTAACCGCCACTGTTTTTAGTCCTAGTTTTACTACTGTTTTTGCAAGAAATCCAGGCGGATCACCCAGTGTGAATTTTGTTCTAACTCCAGGTGCAAGTCAGGATTTATATTATATAGGAGGTACTCAAATAAATAGCGATGCCGGTCAGACTATATGGACAAGAAAAGGTTCATTATTTCAAACTAGCAATTGGAATCTTTGGACGTACCCTAGAACAAGATTCTCATCATTTACAAGCTAAGACATGATTAAGACTTGGACAGTAGCAGGAAACTGGGCAACCGGAACAAACTGGTCTCCCGTTGGCGTGCCGGGCGTGGCGGATGACGTTGTATTCAACGCATCATCTCCTGCTTGTACAGTAGCAGCCAATACAGTCGCGCCGCTCAGTATGGATTGTACGGGCTATCTTAATACATTGACGATAAACGCCAACCTTGTAATAGGTGGCAACGTAACCCTATCAAGCACCATGACCACGCTTGGAACAGGTAATCTGGATATATCTGCTAACGCCCTTCTTACAGCAGCAGGACACACACTTGCGGTCAACCTCAGGTTTGTAACTATTAACACAACGATTCAGATAGCTGATACTTGGATCCTATCAAGGGGCTTGACCTCTCAAGGTACTCCGTCAGGATCAATCATCATGAGGTCATCAACACCAACGGTACAACGCACGTTTACCCTAGTTAACAATGGTGTTACTAACCAAGACATTGATTACTTAAACGTAACGGATATCAACGGAAGCGCCGGATTAACTGTGTGGACATACAAAGGAACGGTTAGCAACTGCCAGAACTGGTTTGTTATGTCAACCCAGCCGCCTCCGATTAGCCGTGTATCGATCGGATAACTATATTTGCAAACATGAAAAAGATACTACGCAAACTACAACTCTTTGACGGGCTATGGACTATCCCGCTCGCGTTCTTTTTGTTCCTTCTTGCGGGATCCTACAGCGCTGAATATTTCGGCGACGGACTCATCTCCACAGAGTACATACAGCAGGTAATTCTTGCTGCACTTATCATGGTTTTTGCTAACTTTGTGGTGTTCCTTGGTGGGTTCTTTAATTTCAGAGGTTTGCAGAACTACTTCTACTCGAAGGCAGCCAAGTTGGATTTAGAATACTCATCTACGCCATGGCAAAGAATAATCTTATACATCTGTGTTTACTTTGGATTGCTCTTAGCATTCCTGTTTATTCTGTGGCTGATAATGACGGCTACTGCGTCCGCGCCACTGCCGCTTCCTTTGTCGGAGTAAGAGAGAAAGGATCTAATAACCAAGGATTTGGAGATAAAGAACTCCAGAAGATGATGGCCGCTGTTGGATGGAAGCCTGGCTATGCTTGGTGTTCATTCTTCGTTCGTGCAATCCTTGATGAGTGCGGGATCGCGAACACAGTAACAGGCTGGAGTCCTAGCGCATACAATAAAAAAGATGTTATCTACACTGACGGCAGGTTTTATCAGAGCTTTCGTGATGGCGATGTCCTTGTTGCCACATACACATACTCAAACTTTAAGAAGTCAAGATACAAAGGGATCGGACACACCGGCATCGTAGATCGCGTAGGAGAGCATTCAATTCGTGTAATAGAGGGTAACACCAACGAGCAGGGGATGAGGGACTCACGGTCACGGGATGGCGTCTACGTAAAGATCCGCCCGCTGTCCAAGAACACCCACATCACAAGATGGAAGAAGTCAGTTAAATTTAGAACGTAAATAAATAAAAACAAAATAATGAGTTTAAAATCAGTTAAGTTCAAGGACAAGGCGTCCTTTGAAAAGAACAAAACCAAACCGAACGTGGTTGCGGTGCATGAGCCATTTGGCATCATCGTGTTCCGTGACGAGCAGCCAGTGACTCCGGATCCTGCCAAGGTATCCCAGTCTAACAGCGTTGAGGAATCTCTCGATAGTCTTACCTCTGGTCTTGCCCTTGTGATCGCACATGATCACGCTAAAGCAGCCGAGTACTTCGCTGCAAACAAGATCGTGGTTAAGGATTCTTACGTTGATACAAAGACTTTCTTCGTTGAGGTGCCTGACTTTGTAGAGTTTGATTCCTTCTACGCAAGCACTATGTCTACTGGCCTATTCGTTAGCGTTGAGCCAGACTACATCGTACCTATGCAGGGTCACGCGGAGACTATCTACTCTGGTCACTGGCACTTGCCATTGATGAAGTGTGCCGAGGCTTGGGCGCAATTGCCTGACGGAGTTGTTAAGGAGGTAGCCGTACTTGACATTGCTTGCGAGACCACTCACGAGGACTTGGCGGGTATGATTAGTTCTACATCTTGGAACTGCGTTACTGACGCTGCGGATGTAAATCCTATATCGGACTTTGAGAACCACGGAACTCCTTGCTCAGGGGTTATATGCGCTAATACCGGAAACAATGTTGGCTGTCAGTCAATCGGTGGTAACCACTTGAAGGTTCAGTTCCTGCACATCGGTTACAACAGTAACTCTGGTGGAGGTTTCTTTACCACTGACACGATCCTTACTCGTGCAATGAACAAGGTTATCGCTAACCCAGATTGCGTAGCTGTTTCCATGTCTTGGGGTAGCACCGGTGCTGGATACCCTATATTCAGTAACGCTTTGAACACTGCCCGTACAACTGCCCGTGGAGGTAAGGGTATTCCACTCTTCGCATCTTCTGGTAATGGCCGTCTGTCTGACTTCACTCAGCTCCCTGCCTCCTATCCATCTGTAATGGCTGTAGGCGCAAGCGCACAGAACGACACCCGCGCAGTATTCAGCAACTACGGACCGAAGCTATTTGCCTCTGCCCCTGGTGTTTCTTTGTGGACTGTGGATCGTACAGGTGCTGTTGGTTATGGACCTGACTCATACAGGGGCTTCAGCGGAACTTCTGCCTCATCTCCTGCAATGGCTGCCGCTGCCGGCTTAATCCTCGTTAAGAACCCTGACCTTACTGAGGTGCAGGTTCGTGACATCATCAAGAACTCATGCCGCAAGGTGGGTGGTTACACTTACGATGCAAACGGAAAGTCTCCTGAGCTTGGCTTCGGAGTTATCGACGCTAACACCGCAGTATCTCTTGCAGGTGGCGCTACTCCTCCTCCACCTCCGCAGACTCTGGTGAATGTATATGGTGTGATTAGCTCTCCTGCTACGGCTGTAGCTGGATCTATTACCAACGTATCTTACTCTGTAATGCTCGACAAGGCTATCGAGGCTGACTTGCTTGCCCCTGTTGTGGTTTCATTCAAGAATCCAGCAGGAGCGGTGCTTAACTTCTACACTGGAACCGTGACCGTTCCAAAGGGTCAGACTTCGGTTACTGCTACGATCCCTTATACCGTTCCAAACAACCTCAGCGGTCTGTCTCAGTTCATCCTGACTATTGATCCTGCAAACGCAATCAATGAGTCAAACGAGAACGACAACATCGCGGTTACTTCAATCACGCTGACAACTCCAACTCCTCCGGATCAAACCTTGGATATAGAAGTTAAGATCACCGGATACGAGTGGCTTGATGCCAGCCGAGTTCGTGTGTCTTACCGCATTACAAACAAGGGAACATCAGTCATCACTTCTTACAAGGGAGTGTCTGGTTTCGATGGTCAGTATCAAAGCAACTGGAGTCGTCCAGAGCGCATCATGCCGGGACGTTCTGTGGGTATGGGTACTGTATGGCCTACGTCAACTCAAGGTACACTTCCAAATACTTGGAGAGTTCGTATCACTGAGGTAAACGGTTTGCCTGATAGCAATCCTTCAAACAACGAGGCAAGCGTACTTGTTACTCGATAGTTTAAAGTTCATAAGTCAAAAAAAGGGAGGCCACGTTTGGTCTCCCTTTTCTTTAACAATAAACAACTGTAACAACTATAACAACAACAAATACAACGATGCCCCACCCAGAGCAATCGTTGTACATTTCCAAAATATTTTTCTTCGTCTTTCTTTCTTCATCTCAGATTTCATAAAGACGTATTGTTCTTTCAAGAAACGAATTTCCGCCAGTTGGTTCTGACGAACCTCTTCGCACAGGTCTCCGTTTTCGATAGCCAAATCTAGGGCTACTTGAGAAGCCTCTAGCTGCGCCTTCATAAGTCGGATGCGTTCTGATCGAGCCTCGATCGTGATCTTATCCTGCTTGATGGTCTCAACGGCTGCGGATACTACCTCCTGTGCCTCGCGAGACACTTGAGGTGCGTTACTGGGCTGGGCGTAGACGCCCGTTACGATACTCGTTGAGAAGGTAATTCCAAGAGCTAACGTATAAACTTTTAAGCGAATCATCTGGTAAATGGGGTATTCGTGAAACAATTTTCTGTGCTTTCTCTATGCGCTCCTGTTCGATCACAAACTGCTGCTGATCCTGCACCATGAAGGAGTCAAGGGCGGCCTTGGTTTGCGTTACTATGAACAGGTTAGAGTCCATCTGTGCGATGTACTTCTCGTTGATTTCATGCAGCCTTTCTATGGCCACGGCTTCATTCTCTGAACTCGTGTGAAGGATGCCCATCCGGAATACCATAAAGAATACTCCGAATAGGATCACAACACTGAGTGCAAGGATGATTAAGGTATATAAATTCTTGGTCTTGTCCATCATTCAAAATTAGCGTAACCTAGGTCTTCCCAAGTTGGTGGGTCTATCATTTTTTTATCTCTTTTACTTTGTCCTTATAGTGGTATATCAATTCCTTTATCTTATCAAGCGGCAGGCTCAGGCGTTCATTCCGGAGGGAGTGTAGTTCCTCAAGCGTCTTCTTGCCGATCCGCTTCTCAATCCGGATGCCGTACTCGATCAGGTTACCGTGCTTGTGCTGGTTACACTCTACACACTGGCCGTGTACGTTGTCCTCATGAAATCTCAGGTTGGGGTACGAGCCGACACTAAAGTAGTGGCCGGCATCGTACTTCCCCTGTAGCTTCTTCCCGCAGGATATACACCCCTTCCCTTGGTCTCGAAGCCTAATGAATTGGTTAAACACCTGCTGGAGTTCTTTCCTCCACTGAGACACGGACTTGTTACGTTCCTTAATCTCTTTCAGTTCTCGTTTAACCTTTCTATCCTTCTGCTTGGAGGAGTAAGCAATCATGCATTCGATGTTCTCACACGTTGCTTGCATCGTGCTGTATTTTGGAGTGAACTCCTGTCTACAGATCCTGCACTTCTTATTCCTCGCCTTCATAAGCTATCTTATTTATCGGTAGGCTTCCAGTCTGCCTGTTCTTTAGCCAAGTTTGCCTTGACGGTCTCTTCGAGTATCGAAGCAAAGTAATCAATTGCCCCATCCTCTTCGACGTATTGTTTGAATTGCTCATAGTCTGCCTGTACAGCAAAGGTAGTTGATCCATTCGTTGTACGCAACACCGTAAAGTTCCAAACTTTGTTTTCGAACCCCGGAAAGGCCATTGTTATCGTTCCGGTAAAGTGTTCCACCTTCTTGGATGGCTTGTCTGAAATCTTAATCATAGATTTATGTTGTAGTTATTGATGATTTCGTAAAATTGTTCGTACACCTCGTTGTATGCTTCCCACTTCTTTTCGTCATGGGTATCGTACTTTACTTTTCCCCTGAGATATTCTCGGATGCCATCTAAGGCAATTCTCATGTCAAGGGCTTTAATCGCGAGGTCGAAGTCGGATTGATCATCCGGAAGATTGAATTCAAGTATTGCTTTCATTTCTTCTTGTATTTGCTAAAGTTAAAGAAGTCCTTTAGATCAGCCACCATGGTCTTACGCTTCTCGTACATTGTTTCGTAGTAGGTATTACCAGCTGGGCAGTTGGGATGGTATGCGTCAAAGTGAGTCCCGCCATTAAACGCTCCCTCAATCTGCTCACGTTCCATTGCCTTGGCCTTCCTAATCAGTTCTGGCCTGATAAACGTGGAGTTTAGGCAGTCACTGTTGACCTGCTCCACTAGCCATTCTATTGCTGTTTGTTCATTCATATTCTTTCAGTATTTGTTTTTTCTGAGCTGCTTGGTCAACGTCTCATGCCTTCTTGCCCTGAGGATCGTCCGTGCGTTCTTGATTACCTTGTTGGTGTCTGGGTCAATCACCTTGAAGTCCATAGCGTGGACAAGTCCGCAGTCGCAACAGGCCATCTTGTATCCCTTCTCAATGGGCATCTGCCATTCGTTTTTAGGAACCTGATAGAATTCTACTTTTTTATTTTTCATATCGCATCTTCCAATATGGGTTTAAGGTTTGGCTTCTCGTATCCCTCCGGCTTGAGTATCTTCCCATCGTCTCGTCTGATTACCTTGCCATCCACGACCTTGGTCATGTTGCTGCGGTGTATCTCATCGAAGATGGCCTCTATCTTATCCTGAAGGCCATGCTCCACGATCGTACCCACAAGGATGTAGAGCATATCGCCAAGGGCATCGGCTATGTCGACCATCTCCCATGCCTGAAGGTATTCATCATTCTCCTCCGTCATGAGGTCGTAGCGCAGCAGGTGTCGCGTGGCAATAAGGTCTGTTGGCTTGGTTGGAGTTGTTACTCCGGTGGCATTGTGCCACTCGATTAGTTGTTGGATTTGTTGCTTCATTTTACAAAGATAACTTATGTGTGTCTTTAGTGCAATTATTTCTTTTGACTTCCGTGTTCCGGTCGCCATACATTTGTTGCGTTCTCACATTGCAGTGTCTGGTACCAGTGCAATGTGGGAATTGAGAAATCAAAATCTCAATCAAAATGCCCTCGGACGTACCAGACGAGGGCTTTTTTTTTACCCCTATCCCACCATCCGAATCAGCCCTGTCGGTGCAAGAGGCAAACTTCATACGCGAGTATGTTGGATCGGGTAGCTGCCCCTTTGTGGGGCGGGGTAGTTTGTTTTTCACGGGGGGAGGCTTTTTCTTTTCTTCTCTTTAGGTTTCTTCTTGACTTGTTTCTTTTCTCTGTCTTTTCTTTTGAAGTAACCAAGGGTCTAACCTATCTCAAGTTGCTCATTTGGGTCAGGAATGTATATGTCAAGCGTCTCAGCAGCAAACTGCTTGACGTGTTCCATGTACTCAATAAATTCCTCCGTTGCAAGTTCCGACGTTTTGCGTGGGATTTTCATCACCTCGCCGGTGGTCGGGTCGGTCAGTTCAGAGTAGAGAAACCTGCCCTTCAGGAATTCATGCGTGAGGTCACGGTCAACGTCATGGCCGAGTTCCCTGAGCCTTTCCACTATCATCGCCACGACTACGCCCCAGTAGTATGCGTTCTGCACATCGGAGCGTACACGTTTCTTCATCTTCACTTCGACGGTCACAGCCAAGTCCTTTTCACGGGACATGGCTCTGACTTCCTCTTCGAAGAGGGGGCGATTGTATATTCTCAATGCCCCCTGTGGTGTGATTACTGCGTTGTGTTTCATTTTATCCTCCAAATTCTAAAGCCATCGGAATATGTGCGTGACTTGAACTTCTTGCCGCTGCTCTTGCCGTAGTACACGGACGAGGACAGTACGGTCGATCGCCTGCTTATCATGGTTTCTGCATCGCACTTGATGAAGAATGAGTCGCCCACTTCCATCTCATGGAATGGGTATTTGCTTTTGGTTTCCCGTGTTGCTTCCATCGGGATGTTCTTTTGGATTACGATTTTCATAGAGATTGGATTAGCTGTTCGCGTGAATTGAATGCTTGATGTGGACGCACCACCGCTGAGGTATGGTCTGAGTCCAATGGTCGGATGCACAGATATTCTGTTTGTCCATCTATGTCAACGGTCACTTCTATTTTGTAGATGTTGCCCGTTGCAATTTTGTCGTGCTTCAGGAAGTACACGAGGTCTCCTAAATTGTAGGTTGTTTCTAATTGGATTTTCATTTGGTTGGTGTATTAAAATAATTGTTGGTTACTAAAAAATTATACAGGCCATCGAGGTCTTTGCATATCTCGTTCTTATGCTCGTCATGTGCCTTCATGTCTTCTCTCAGGTCATATAGGTACGCCTTCTCATACATGAACCATGAGAACCAGTCCATACCCTGCTTGGTTAGCACAGCCTCCCACAGGTGCGTGGTTACATAGTACTCGGTGTCCATGAACTCGTTGAGGTCGATGCCCATCTTGTATGCGGCACTGACCTTGGTCGAAGTCTCCTTCATGCGCTCACACGCCTTCTTGAATGCTAGCTTTTTCATGCTTCTTCCTCCTCTTCTGTTACGCCAAACTTCTTGGCCTGTTCTACAATCTGATTGAAGTCGTAGCCGGCTTTCTCAATCTCAGCACGTACCTCCTCGTTCTTTGCGGTTATCTTCTCACCCTTGGCATAGCGGGCAACCACACGAGTCCAACGTGCAACCTGAGACTTGACTGAGTCAGCGTAGTCGCGTGGCTCTTCGAAGTCGTACAGGAACTTGAGGTAGTTGGAGTACTCGATGCCGAAGTTCTTCTTGAACTTGCCATCCTCTACCATGATGTGGTTCTCAAGAGGTGGTCGAGTATCTGATGTGAAGTACTGGGTGATGCCCGCAAGGTCTGCTAGGTACTCGGCTTCTAGTTCTGCACTAGGCTCGTATTGGAAGCACATCATACGCAGGTCATCTTTGCAGATGTACACGAGTTCACCGTTGAGGTTAAGTCCCTTCATGTAGTGGAAGAGTTGGAGGCGGTGGTGCTTGATTGGCTTCTCAGTCTTCTCCATCATGTCCATGACGAACGATGAGCAGGACTTGATTTCAAGAACCTTTGTCTCTAGTTCCTTGTCACCGAACTTCTCATGCAGTTTCTCTGCGATGTACAGGGAGGATGCTTGAATAGATTCAGGCAGGTGAGACGACGTGATGTCCTGCTTTGCACGCTCGATGTCAATCTTGCCACCCGCTAGGAAGTCAAGGCGACCCGATACGCGAAGCATATTGGGGTATTCGACCATTACCCTCTCCTGAGTGTTGTTGATGAGTCCTGCACGTTCGAGAACGTAGCGTACTACCCACTCTACTAGGTTACCTGCCTCGAACTTACGCAGGCTTCTCATGTTGGGTGGATTGGTCGGGGTCACCGCCTTCATCTTCAGGTAGCGGTCAACGAGTGGCTGACCGATTTCTGATGCATAGCAATAGTCGCGTGGCTCTAGCGCACGCTGTTGGGAATAAACGCATTCATTCCATAGTTGTTGGAGATTCCAATTCA